CTAAATGGGATCCGCAATACCCTGGCGGTGGTGGTGGGGGTGCTGGCGCAGTTGGTACAACTGGAACATCTGCGGGTGGATTACCTCATGGCGGCGTTGGTCGCTCATATAGCATTTCAGGCAGTTCAACATTCTATGCAGGCGGTGGTGGCGGTGGTGCAATAAGCAACGCTGGCACAGGTGGCAACGGCGGTGGCGGTAACGGATTTAAGTCTGCAAGCCCATCAGTCGCAGGAACAACAGGAACTGCCAACACAGGTGGTGGCGGTGGTGGTGGCCGTGACTCAACAGGTTATGCAGGCGGTTCAGGTATTGTCATTTTGCGCTATCCAAATACTCGAACAATTACAATCGGCGCGGGACTTACAGGATCAACTGCCAACGATGGTTCATTTAAGGTTACAACAATTACGCAAGGCACAGGGAATGTGAGTTGGGCATAATGGCACATTACGCATTTTTGGATGATAACAACATCGTCACAGAAGTTATCCCGGGCATTGATGAGACAGAACTTATCGAAGGCAAAACACCTGAAATTTGGTATGGTGAATTTAGAAAACAGTTATGTGTTCGGACTTCTTACAATGGCAAAATTCGTGGTGTTTATGCTGGAATTGGTTATTCATACAATCAAGATGAAGATATTTTCATTTTGCCACAGCCTTATCCATCATGGACACGCGATGGTTCGCAATGGTTGCCGCCAGTAGCAAAGCCTGATGATAATTTGCATTACGAATGGAATGAAGAGAATGGATCATGGGATGTCATTTCCTAACGGCACGGCACCCCAGGCAATTGCAATTGCTTTGGGTGAGGTTGGCTATGTCGAAGTGCCTGACAATCTGACCAAGTATGGAGAATTCACAAAAGCCAATGGCCTACCCTGGTGCGGTTCATTCTGCAACTGGGTGCTGGCACAAGCTGGAGTCAAAGCGCCATCGGTAGTTAGCACAGCTACAGGCGCACACAAATTCAAGGACATCGGCCGCTGGAATGAGACACCACAGCTGGGCGATTTGGCGTTCATGGACTTTCCGCACGATGGGGTCGATCGCATTAGCCATGTCGGCATCGTGGCGGCAATCGATGGCAAAGTCATTACCTGCATCGAAGGCAACACATCAGGAACTGGCGATCAACGCAATGGCGGCATGGTGATGATTAAGCAGCGCACCATCGGCAAAGAGATCGTGGGATTTGGTCGGCCTAAGTATGTGCCATTCAAGGGTGAATACCCAGCGGTGGTCATCGAGGCTAAACCAAAGAAAACCATTCTGAAGAAGAAGGAGAAGAAATGAACCAAATCAAACCTATGGCAGCCTCATGGGCGCGCTCATTCCTAGCAGCTGGTGTGGCCGTCTACATGGCTGGAGTCACCGACCCAAAGGCAATTGCTAGCGCAGGCCTTGCAGCTGTGCTGCCAGTCATCATGCGTTGGCTCAATCCAAATGACTCAAGTTTCGGTGTTAAGGGGAAGTGACCCGAAAGCTACAACAGGTAGCCCTATGGTTATCGCTTTCGATAGGGCTATCTGCGTGTGGTCAATACGATGGATGGGTTAGGTACCCGTGCCAGGAATTCGAGAACTGGGAAAAGCCTGAATGTAATCCGCCAGAGTGTGTTAGTACGGGAGTCTGCACTCAAGACTTATTTGGAGATGAAATTGACACCCAGGCACAGCCGTAGGCTAAGCAATGAGCAGCTCAAAGCCCGCTTAATCGTATTCATCGGCGTATGCCTGGCGTTGGTCTTTGCAGTATCAGTGATGGGGATGCTGTACGCGCTGATATTCGTTACACAGCCAATCGGCGCACAAGCGCCCAACGATCGTGCGTTCATCGAGCTTCTGACTACTTTGACAGTATTCCTCACAGGCGCACTTGGCTCGGTGTTAGCATCAAATGGCTTAAAGGATAAAGCCGAAAAGCGAGCCGACACGCCCAACGACACGCAGGAATCTTGACCTTGTCACAGCTTTGCTTCACAGTTATGGCAGGGAGCGAAGCACAGTAGCCCCCTGAACGGGAGCAAAAATGTATTCAATAGGTGAAGTGGCTATGTGGCTACTTATAGGGGTCGCAATCGGCTTTACATTCGGCTATACCGCAGGCCTTAAAGAAGGCAAGCGCGAAGGATTTATCCGAGGCAAGATCGCAGCTCGCAAGGCGGTGCGCTAATGGGATTCCTGGACAATTACGAGACAGTCAATCAGAAGGTTCAGAGACTGCACGCCACCTGGCCTACAAATAAAATCCACACATCAATCATCGACTGGAATCCTGAAAAGGGTTACATCCTCATCGAGTGCCGTATTTATCGCCACTATGAGGACAAAGAGCCAGCGGCCATCGACTACGCACATGGCATGGTGGGTGCTTACAATCCACAAATGAAGCGCTGGTATGTCGAGGACACAGTAAGCAGCGCCATCGGAAGATGCGCCAGCGTGGTACTGGGAACTGAAGAAAAGCCTAGCCGCGAAAACATGGAGCAGGTCGAAACGATGCCAAAGGCATTTGTCGAGGATGATCCCTGGGCTAAACCAATTTGGGAAGATGGCTTCACCACAGTCAAAACAGCGGTCGAGCAAATCAAGGATGAACTGGGCGGTGAGCTACAAGCTGAAGCGCCTATCTGTAAGCATGGCCACATGATTTGGAAACAGGGCGAAAAGAATGGCAAAGCCTGGGGCGCGTGGTTCTGCACCGAAAAGACCAAAGCCCAGCAATGCCCACCGCAGTGGATGGTGTTAGGTAGCGATGGCAAGTGGAAGGAGCGTATCTGATGGGATATGTGCAAATCATCAAGGACTGGGATTATTGCGATTCATGCGATAAGCCAAAGCCACTGGCCACAGGCAGCCACACGATCGTAGATGGCCTATCAGTCACCTGGCAATGTGAGGACTGCAAATGAGCCACACATACACAATGCAGGCTGGTTCATGGGGATATACCAATTGCGATTTATGCGATCACGATGTGATGTGTAATGAATACATACGCGATGATGGCCTTGTTCAGTGGATATGCAAGAAATGCGAGGATAAAAATCACCTATGATTCGCATCGATTTAGATAACGCCACGCAGGTCGCGGTCACAAAGGCCGGGCTAAGGCGTGCAATAGACTACATCCCGCAGTGGGAAGGCGTGACTGTCAAGCGGAATCATCAGCATGACAGAGAGCGGTTAAACTTCCCAGCATTTGTCATGCAACAAAGTGAAGCCTATGGCGCTGAAGTAGCTGTCGCAAAATACTTTAGAAAGCCCATCGATTTAGAAGCATCAAACTACAAGAATCTAGCTGATGTCGGTAATAACATCGAGGTCAAATGGACAAAGTGGCAGGATGGCTCACTGATACTTTCAGAGCTTGACCGCAAAGAGGACATCGCAATCCTGGTCACAGGATCGATGCCAAAATACTATGTCTGCGGCTGGATACCTGTGGCTGTAGCTCGTAGGCCGTCACATCAGCGCAGCGATGGCAGCTGGTGGATAGGCCAGGCAGACCTACACCCTATGGCTAACTTCTCAAGGTCAATCTATGCAAATCAAATATGAGTGCAGGGTCGAAAAGAAGCTAACCACACAGACAATTTGCAAGGTGACGGATACCCTGCCTGAATATGTAGAAGTAATCCAGTGCAACAGCTGCGGTGTCATGGGCGTTGCCGTACTTGATAAGGAGACTGCATACCATGCCAATATATGAGTTCAAGTGTGGAATGTGTGGCCAGCCAAAGAGCGTATCGGCAGGCATTAATGACATTTATCCAATTCCAAATTGTGATAACTGCACGATCATCATGGAAAGGGTGTATCAGGCAACACCCATACATTTCAAGGGTGAGGGATGGGGGCATCAGTGAGGGCTGTGGATAACCTGTGGATAACACGCCGAGACAACGCTCAAAATTCTGTGGATAACTCGATGCGCTTGACAGGCTTGCTACCATCCAGCTCTGCAAGCGAGCGCCTGAAGGCGTGTAGCTCGCTAAGGAGCATGGTGGTTGTGGGGGTTCTATGCCTATGCATAGGCTCGCTATCTTTACAGATGCAACCCGCACAAGCTACAACCATCAATCACTACAAGCTATATGCACATTCCAGGATTATTGAATGGAATGAGTTTATGTGCTTCAAGGACATCATCACCAAAGAGTCACGATGGAATGTCAATGCGAAGAATGGTAGCCACTACGGACTAGGACAGATGAGGTCTAAGTGGTATCGCAACCTCGATGGCTATAGGCAAATAGATGCATCAATCAAATACATCAATGCGCGATATGGTTCAATGTGCAAAG